CATCAATGATTTTCCCCGCCTCCATGAATTTATCGCTAACTTTTGCAGTCGCAATAGCCGCCGAAACTTGAGCTTCCTGAAGAGCTTTAAACGCTGAAACTTGCTGCTGGTATCCTGCTTCAACACCCCCTAACGCAGTTACCACCCCACCAGAAGCAAGGCTAATTGCCAACATGCCAGTGCCTGAACTACCAGCAGCCTTGGCTTGTTTGTCCATAGCTTTGGCAGACTTATCTGCGCCTTTTTTAAACCCACCAAACAAATTTTTAGGATTTACCTTACTTAACAATCTACCAACCACCGCTCCCGCAGCATAGTTAGGAACAAATCCTCTAGAAGCCATGCCCACACCTGCTCTCTCTCTGTCTATAGCATCTCTTAATCCTCTAGGCTCATCTCTTGTATTAGTGACAGCTAAAGGCTCTCCCATGCTATCCCTATGAATCCTTATCTGGTCATCTCTAACGGGGTATCCTAAGACAGCATTAAAATTAGGTATAAATCCTGCCGCTCGATTTGTGTCGTTTTTTGTCTTCTTTCTGGTTCTAGCTGTGCCGACCTTACCCCTTACGTTATCTATGGTTTGCTTAGCAAATTTTGTTTTGTTATCTCTACTTCTAGAAGCCTTAAAATCTCCAAAACTAAAACCACTAATACCAAAAATTAAATCTAATATACCTCCGTCATCTTTAGAAAAATCTATGTCTAACTGCCCTTCATCTTGAGCAACCCCACCTGTAATAGCTTGTATTAAGGCTTCAAATACCGCTCCCTTGATGGCACCAAAAGCTCCAGCACCACCCTTCTCCATGATATCCACAACATCAGACTTAGAATAACTGCGAGGATTTGTTTTCATGTTGGATTTATCAACCAACCCATTCAAGCTTGCGTTAACAGCATCTGTTAAATTGTCCTTTATATGCTTCTCCAGCCCCACAAGCTTTCCGAATTTTTTATTACCTTTTAAATTTGCAGCTATTCCAGTGACACCTCCTTCAAAGAAATCAATCATGCCCTGACCCATCCCTGATCTGTAGGGCTTTAAAAACTTATGGTCTGCTCTGTTTGGATTAAATTTGTATACATCAGGAATAACCATGACGGTTTTATTAGAACCCTCATTAGCATAGTAACTTCTCTTACCTTGCGAGTCTCTTTTCTTCTTTAAAGCTACTCCAGCAGCACTCCCCTTTGCAATTTCGGCATCTATCCACTCGCTCCTAGCTTTATCCCCCGTAAAGAAGTCTGAGCGTCTTTTTCTTTCTATCTCTGCAACGGAAGGTATCCTAACATAGTTAGGCACAAATCCTCTAGCATATCTAGGAATAACAGCAGAATCACCACCAGCAAAATTAGGTATTTCCGTTTCTTCATTATTCATAATGAAACGGCGACCACCAATAGTCCCCTTGCTACGATGGGCTTTTACAGAAGGGCTGGCCCCAAGCATTTGAGCTTGAGCCTCTTCTGCCCTAAATCCAGCACTAAACCCAGCACCTCTTCTGCCTGAAAATCCTCCTCCTGAAGTAAATCCTGTTACGCCCCTAGCAGCAGCGGCAGCAGCTAACTGTCTCATTAAAACAGCTTGTTGTTGCAATAAGGCGTTTTCTCTTTGTATCGCTGTTATAACAGCTTGCTCTTTCTGAGCTTGGCTCATTGTAGTGCTTTCGATTGTCTTCCTTAAAGCCACATCTCTACCAAGAAGACCAACTAAACCATTTTCAATTTGCCTAATTTTTTCCGTCTGAGAACCCATCGTTAAGAGAGTCCTAACTCCTTCTGCGGCAAACTTAGCAACCAGCTTTGTAATCTTAACAAAAGCTACTGTAAAAATAACCAACGCAGGGCCACTAAGAAATGCCCCTATAGCTTTGAAGAATCCCTTGATTAAAGCATTGCCCTTTTCGGGGTCTAAAGCCTTATCTAAAAAAGTTACAAATTTATTAGCAATACCTAAAAGACTTTCTGCAAGCGGTCCCAAAGTAATCGACCCTATCTTTTCTGCCAAACTGGTTAAGCCAACTATAAGTGTATTTATGCTTGTAGCTAAACTCTTATTCAAAGCTTCATTTTTTTCAAAAGCTTCGTTTGAGGCATTAACTGATTTTTCTGTTGCTCCAGCAAAAATGGATGTGTCATTACTTAAGTCTTTTAATGCAGCACTAACCACGTTGATTTGGAAAACTCCACCCGCTAGCTCTTTAATTTTAGAAACGACAGTAGGGTCAGCAATATTTTCTATCGCATTAGATAAAGCTTCTAATTTCTGAATCCCACTTTGTGTTGCATCAATCTCAACCCCAAGCTCCTGAAGTTTGTCTATTGTAGACCCTCGCGCAAGACGAGTAAAAATTGATTTAAATGCGTTACCTATAACTGCTCCACCCCTCGCTGTTTTTTGCTCAACAGCAGTAACTAACCCCAAAAGCTGATCAAAACTAACTCCCGCATCTTCTGCTGTAGAACCCGCTCGACTAAAAGCCTCGGCCAAATCTTGTGCAGATACAGCAAAAGCGGTATCAACAGCAACCATTTTATTAACAATTTCATTGTGCTGTAATCCAGCAGACTGGAATCCATTTATAGCGGCTGTTAGAGCCTTAACGGATTTTTCTGCATCTAAACCAGAAATCCTTGTTAAAACCAAAGCTGATTTTAATCTATTAGCAGTTTCTGCCGCACTAAGACCCTGACGAGCTAGCTCAGCAGCACCATCAGCGACAGTTTCAAAAGCTTGTCCTGTTTCTTTTGCTACAGCAAATATAGAGTTTCTGAACCTATTAAAACTTGCTTCACTGGCTTGAAATATTGAGTTAATTTCAATCAATCTCTTTTGCACATCAACTGTAGTGCTTAAAAGCTTTTTAAATGATTGCGTAACACCATTTAAAACCACGGTTGTTGCTCCGAAGGCAAAAACACGGGCTGTAGAAGCATCTAGAGATTTTTGGAATTCCGATGCTTGCCCTGTGATTCTACCCAACGCATTAGATATCTGCTTTGTCGAGGCATTTAGACTCGCAGCATTTAACTGGACGTTTAGGGAAGCATTAAAACTTTGTGGCATATAGTGTAAATTACACCTATCAGCTTAAAAAGTCTTCGGGCTTAAGCTTTCCTCCTCTTAATTTCTTTTTAGCCTTTAAATCATCTAGGCCATGTGAGGACTTCTCTCCTTTTTCTTCTTTTTCCTCGTAATCAAGTATTTTAACAGGATCTCCCGCTATCTCAGGAGGAATTTTCATGTTTTGCATCTTGTTTAAAAGAGCATGAGACAAAGATAACATATATTTTTGCAAGGAGGTCAAATCCATAAAGGTTTTTTGACCAAATAGAAGAATTGGACTTTTGCTTTGGAAAATAAAAGCATCGAAAAACCCCCCAAAATAAGATGCTCTTATTAAGTTCTCCCTGTTATTAAGTTCGTTATATCTTAAAAATAAAGGTATAACTATTTTTTCAGATTCTTCATCTGATATAGGCTCCTTAAACTCTTCGTCTTTGAAAACAGAGCCTTTACCCATTAAATTAATTTTTTTTGTTTGAGCTAAAAACTCAGCACTATAAGCGACTATTTTTGACCTAGCGTTTTCAATTGCTTTAAGTTCCTTTCTTTGAGCTTCTATTTGTTTATTGAATATTGACCTTTGAGTAGGATCTTCAATTTTAGAAAGTGCGGCTTCAGACCTCTTAATCATCCACTGAGTAGACTTAAGCTTCTCCTCTTTTCCCACAGACCAAGAACCCGCTTCAATAGCAGATTCTAGTAATTCTTTTTGTGTTTTTATACCCTTTTTAACAGATCTCTTTATGTCTGTCTGCTCTTTCTGATCTAGCCGCAATAACTCTACAACAGAGAAATGCCTAAAGTAATAATCTGCATCATCTGATTTTATCTCGCTATATCCTCGTAGAATATCTAATAGATTATCAGAGTGGTTGATATCATTTTTCTTCATCAACAAAAAGCTCCTTTAGAGCCTTCTCAATTGATTCTTGATCTTCTGCAATTTTGTTATACCAAAGACTATAAGCTCTAATTAGAGTTTCAAATGCTTCATTAAATAACTTTTGCTTTCTTAAAACTGCGGCATCATTTATCTCTTCATCTTCATCTTGATAGACGACCAACCACTTCCTTCTTTCTTTATAGTTCTCTCCATCAAACAAAGGAAATAAATCTTTTTTATCTCCAATCTCATCCTCAAAAAAAGTAAAGTTAACAATAAACCATTCTATAAGTTTTTGTTCCGCTTTGGAATCAGCAGTCTGGTTGAATTGACCCCTGAGATCAAACTCATAATTATTAATAGTTGTTTTTGTCTCTGTGAATTTGAGCTTAGCATCCTCTAGTTCTTGTTTTTGTTCCTCAGATAAATTCTCTGCCCCCTCGAAAAACTCAATTACCCTAGCAGCTTCTATATTTTCAAGTGCAATTTCACTTAACTGTTTTCTAGTCCTATCAGAAGCGACACCCCCTACGTCTCCCATCTTCTTGATCAGCATAGCCTTAGTCAAAAACCCCGCATTTATAAACTCATTATACTTTTGACCATAAAAAAACTCGGCATCCTCGATATCGGTCATTCTAGGCTTAGAGATAACAATCCTATTTTTAATTGTTTTTTTTACTTTTTTAGTAGTCTCAACAGGTCCGTCTTTTGTCTTTTTAACATGAGGAACCTCTTTTTCTACTTGCCTCTTAACTTGAAATGAATATAGCTCTTTCATTTAAATATTATATGTATTTTTAATATAAAATCAAATTTTAAAATTTGAAAAGGTCTAGAGTATTCATGTTGAACTCTGTGACCTTGAGCTTGGTGTCAACCCCTGCGGTGCTATCAGCCGAAGCAATTAGAGTATTAATGGCGGCAATAAAACCAGCATAAGAGGGTCCGTAAGTAGTGGTATGATAACTTGTTATTAAAACAGGTTCCCCATTAAGTATTATGAATGCTGGTTGCCCAGAGTCACCGCTAGCTAAAGTTTCAGCTAATTCCCCATAGGGATCTGGCAAGACGGCTGGGACAGCATTATAAGTCGCTCTACTGTTAGAAGCAACTATCGCATTTGTTAACTCCATTAAAGTTAATTTTTTCTCAAAATCAAACCCTGCAATTATTGGTCTATAGTGGGTCAATATAGAATTCGTTGTAGCCACTACTTTTAAGAAATCATTTACATTTGATGATAATATTTTCACGAAAGAAATATTATCTGGTAAAGATTCGCTTAACACACCAACCGTCATATCCTCACTGCCGTGATCGGCTATCGCGGATATAGTTCTTGAAATCCAAGTGCCATCAGGGTCAACAAAGTAAACTACATCAGAGGCTTGTAGCTTAAAATGCTTAGCCATTATAATATGTCTTTTTGTAATTGCTGTTGCCCCTCTTTTCCTAAAGTCTGCACCAGAACTATCATCATAGCCCCTATTATTCCAAACACTTACTGAGGTAAAATCAATATCTTTAGCCCAAAAAGTATCTGCGCGGCCAGCGTTAAAACCACCCGCTGTTAAGGTGCCGTTTGGGTCAGTGAAACTAGAAAGCATACTGGCGTTTGTAGCTACATCCATAATTCCCGAATCAAATCTAGCATTAACTTGAGAGGTCGCATGTTTAGCTAAAGAGTCTTTTGATTGACCACTAACTGCAACTGTAATTTGTGAATCATTTTTTTCTAAGAAAACACAATTAATACTGTTGTCTGTAGCTCCCTTTGATGCTCCAGTTATATCTAATTTGTTAGCAATTAAAATCTCATCCTTATAGTAAGAGAAAGTATTGTTTGCGTAATCATGATACACAGTCAAATCAAAAGGAGTCCCACTCGCATAGCCCCCAAAAAAGTTCCCACTCTGATCAAATAGATATCCCTCGACACCAGAAAACGTAACCAACTGTGAGGAATAAAATTTACCTGTTTCAGCTAAAGAAAATTCAAAACCACTCAAAGGGTTGTTAACCGTAACAGATATATCATATACAGCATTTTGATAGTTTGTTAAATCTCCAGTGACATTCATTGTATTATAGGAAAATAATAATTAAAGCCTACGGTAGTATTATCATCTAAAGCAGTTGATTCTTCAATACTTTCTAAACAGCAACCGCTAACTAGGAAATCAATAACAGAGTTATCATCATCGTCTTTTAAATCAATTTTAATTACGCCACTCTCACAAACCATACTTGTAACATTCACCCCAGTAACCCTAGTTTTTAAAACACTAAAGCTAAGAGATCCAGCGGCAGGTAACTCAGGATATCTAAATAAAGGAGTTCTTGAACCTAGTCTGATTTTAGTTTGCCTTGGTAAGTCTACGTTTAGTGATAAGTTTTGTATATTTAAAGTTGTAGAATCAATTCCTTCATCGCCATCAGTTGTTGTCGTGACTTGCACATGGCTAGGTCTAAAAAACCCTTTAAAGTTATCGTTTGATTGATTATCAAACGATATCGCTCCTTCAGAATTAAACGAAGCAGGGCTACCCTCGTAAGATGTCGCACCATTAACTAACTCTCCCACGGAGGCATTTAAAGAATAACTAGTTAAAGATGCCCCTGAAACAGTGGTTGCTCCTGCAAAATCTTTTATCGTAAAATCTTGCTTACCTGTGTTTAGAAAACCTGCGTGAAAAGCTTGGTGCGTATAAAAGGGGTCTATGCCAGTGGCTCCCGTAGTTAGCAATATACTTATGTCTAAAGTGCTACTGGGATTTGCCCCCAAAACTCTTTCTGTTACATTTAAAGCCCCGAGTCTTCTGACATCATTTACGGGTTTTTGTGTTGAAATATTCAAGGATTGGACAGCAGGTATCCGCGAACTTCCCGCGAAAACCTGAACTTCACTTGAATGGATTCTCTGTATTGACATCTATGTATCTTTACACAAAAAAGCCCCGCATTTCTGCGAGGCTTTTTTATGATACCTTAAGATATCATTAATAAGGAGCTTTACTATTTGCCTTGAGATACACCCGATTCGCATAGTCATCATCGTCTGATCCAGCCCTACCCGACCAGAATAATCCTTGGTCTGTAGTGTCTGGTCCACCGATTTGAGCAGAGAACGTCATGTCAATAGTCTCATTATCATCAAGCCCAGCAGAGAAGTTCTGACTATCCAATACGGCTTTTTGAAGGACAATATGATGCTTGTTTTCACCATCATCATTTTTAACCTTAAGAGTCACATTAGTGGTCTCGTCTCCAGCGGTTCCTGTAAGAATCCTATCAAGAGCACCCGCATGGAAGTTTTTGAGAATAGAACTAACACTAAGAGTTACGTTAATTGGGAACTCTAGCGGCTTAGCAACAGCCCTCTCTTTTCCAAGAGCAGAGATATTACCCCTAGACATCGGAACCTCGATAGAAGCACTTTGAATGTGCATATCTGACAAGTTTGTTCCCCCAAAGTCGAACTCATTATTGCTGAATGTGATAGTCACATCTTCTGGCCTGAGGACAAGGACATCCATACCTCCTGTGCTCGGAATACCCAATTGAAGCTGCCCTGTGTCTGCCCTACCAGCATTTACGTTTAGAGAAGGGTTATAAAGACCTGAACTGAAACCTTCTACGATTTCAATGTTTTGAGCCTCTCCCTCAATATCAACCCTTGGGATTTCCCCAACAGCAAAGTTAACAGTGTAGCTATTCACAGTGCAGTTACCGAAAGAGACAACATCATGATTTTGTTGATCGGCAAAAGTGAATGGGGTTAGTGTAGCCTTATTCGCATCTGCACTGTTTTGGAAAGCATCATCACCCTCTTTAACAGTAAGAACGAAAATGTTCTTTTCTCTTTTATTATCGTTTTCTGTTATAATACCAGATAGAAACTGGCCAGCAAGAGTTCCATCAGGATTTAATCCATTGACAGCAAACCCTAAAGATCCCTCATTTTCGCCGTTTCCTAAATAATAACCCATTGAGAAACTTGGGTTTAGTTCTGACATTGTTAATGTCCCAATTCGTGCTAGTTGACCAAATTCCCTAATATCTTGACGCGCACCAGCGATGTCTACGTCAAAAGAGAAAGTGTCTACACGATGAAGTTGTTTCGGGAAAATACCACTACTTGTAGCGGCTTGCTTTGATGCAAGCGTTCCTCCCGTTTGTATTGTCCCTGTAGGAGACACATACAGAGCCTTACTCTGTGAAATTACTCTTGTTCTAGAAGCCATATTTTAAAAAAGTTAAGAATATAAAATGTTTACACTTTCTTACACGGATTTAAAGTCTAGGGAAACGATAAGTGCATAATTCAAAGTCTATATAGCCAATTGAAATGTTTTTATTGAGGTTTTCTCTTATTTTCTCGGATACGACCTTAGAAACCGAAGTATTTAAAATGTGCGATTTTACTGCGCTAGATGGTTGATCATCAATTAGAGTATCATAGCTATATGGGAAATCCTTAATGGAAAAAGAGAACCCATAAGGAAAATCTCCATAAGCAACATGAGTTATATCCTCTCTTACAGTATCCCTAAAAAGAGACAAAACTGAATCTAATGTATAATTATCAAATGAGAGAACCATTACTCTGATATTTGATCTGGTGTCTTCCTCTCCCCCAAAAGAAAACTCTGTGTTATCAGAAGAAGCAATAGACAGGAAACAAGCGGGTAAAAAATAAGTTGTTTCATCATGCTCATTAGTTTTGCCATATTGATAAGGCAACTCTGTAGCACTATCCTTAAAATCAGAATGCAGTATCGTTTGAGCGTCTGTGTCGTTAGTTATATATGTATTAACTTCTTTTACTGTAGAATTAGCAGTAAGAGCAGTGCTCCCTATGCTAGCGCCCGAAGCTTGTGGAAAAATTAACCTACCATTATCATAGTCAGTATAAACTCCCCCGTTTTGATCGTAATTACCTGTTATGAAAAAATTGCCGAGAAAGAACCCAGAGTTTGGATTGTCTACTCCATGCTCCCCCACTAGTTGTCTATATTTACCCTGAAAGGCAATATGAGAAGGAGGAATGTCTGGAAAATTTCCCGAAGTGAAAGCGTTATCTAAATTTGTTTGATAGGCTTGTGATTTACTGCCTAATAAACGATTTTCAAACCACAAGTAAAAACTTGATAAAAGATCCTGATCAAATTGTGCTTTCATTTATCTAATCTTAATAACTTCTTTTTAAAGTCTTCTATTAATTTGCCGACATAAGGGGTTGTATTAAAAGTTACACTAGAAGACTTGTTTTTGACCTGTATACCTGTTCCTGAGCTTGATTGACCAAAACCTGAGGCACTATACAAATATTGACCCAAGTTGCTCAAGCCACTCTTTTCGACAGCTTCAACCCAACTTTTACCAGTCATCCAAGGAATTGGAGTTAAGCTATAAATCTCCTGTAAAGAGGGTATAAAAAACCTTACGTTATACAAACCCCTACTATTTTTTCTCCTTACTTCAAATCTTATTTTTTCATTAAAAATACTAGAAACTAACTGCGTTGGATCTCCTCCAGAAAAACCTATAAATGAATATAAGTTACCATAACCACCTAATGTCCCGCTGGTGTTGCTAGCTCTTGGTCCTGCCCTTAACTCTACAGTAATAGGATGTCTTTCAAATTGCTTTTGCAGTTGTTGTTGCTTATCTCTAAGCTTAGGCTCTATTTCGGCTCTCAGGGCCATAGCCATAGCTTTACTATTAGGAGAATCAACAGTAAGCTCTCTAAGGAGTTCCTTAGCATTAACAGTGACCAATGGTCTCGATGCTGATATAAACTTTTTACCCGCCATTAGTTCTCACGTTTTAAAAATATAGAATAAAACTGAGCGTCAAATGGTCCGATTACTTTTGCATCCCCGTTAACAACATATAGTTCGTCATCAACTTCTATTTTAGAGCAAATTTTTATTTTTTCATAAGCATCAGACTTAACTTTAATTCTCACCTCTCCCTCAGAAGCCATTAAGTTCATTTGCCCGTTCCCGTCAACAATATCTTCCTCTTGCTGGTTCTTGTAGAAAATCCTAGCAGTATAGGTATACTTAGTCAGAGTGTCCTCTGAGGATATTTTAGATACATTAACCCTTCTGCCATACAAGGGGTTATAATTAAGCTCTGTGGGGGTGCTTGAGCTTTCTTTTACATAAACATATATATTCCTAGCAAATGTATCATGAACATCGCTTAAAGCTGAATTGATAACTGTTTTTTCTGCGTCTGTAAGAAGAGATGCCATAATTTCATACTAGCTTTCCAGATAAATTGTAAGTGCCATCTGTCCCTGCCACTTGTAAAGGAGATGATTTTTGATAATTATATTGATAAATAAGATTATCTAATCTTGAGTTAGCTTCTTCTGATAAATCTCTATATGTTTTAGCTACAGAGTTTTTGTTCTGTCTTTGGATAGTTGTGTCCCCTTCTTTAAGGGTGACCCAATCTACAGAATCAGAATAAGTAAAAGACCTTAAGGACTCTCTGGCAGATTTTTGATAATACCAAATTTCATAAAGAGTAGAAAAAATATTCTTCTCTACTGGAGCCAAACCAGTGTCGCCTAAGCGGATAGCCCCAGTGGTATCAATAGTAAAGTCTTCATGCAGAAGACCATTAAGCTCTCCTATGTTAGTTTCTAGCCAGCCAGATACAAAGCCAATATTATAGCTTCCAGTATCATTTGGGAAATCGTAAGTAACAATTCCACTAGCTAAAGAACCAAGGTCATTCATAAAGTTATAAGTCTTTAAATAACTTTACAGCAGAATCATAATCTGGGGAACTTGGATCTATAATTGGTTTAGCTTGACCTTGCACAGTAACGTCATGTTTTTGTGCATAAAAGTCGAAAGATTGCATCAAAGAGTTTTTTAACAACCTCATATTTCTCTCTCTGGGCAAGCCAACTCTAGCCGCCAAATCTGTTAACTCAGACGCAGAAGAATCCTCCAATTTTCTGCTAAATAATTCTCTATTGAGAGTCCCATAGGGATTCATTTGAGGCATACCTAGTAATTCTTCAAGCTCCTTAACCTCTTGTAGCTCCTTTTCGAATTTACTCCTATCCTTACCATCCGTAACATCAAATTCCTCAAGATGTTTTTTCTCTACTCCCTTAGACACTTCCATTTTTTTAGCGTTTTTTTTCTTAGCAGACTTTTTCTTACTCATATTATATGATAGCTAAAAGTTATAAAAAATCAAAAAAAAGAGCCACCCCCTTTCGAGGGTGGCCCAATTTTATGAGTGACACGGTTGTTTATACAACAAGTCCGATGAGAGCGCGATCATCAATGCAGAGACGACCCTCTTCAACTTTACCGTAGTAACCGATCTTGTTCTGACGAACAGAGAACTGATCGTCAACAAGAACCTGAAACTCTGAAGGAGAACCTTCACCGATAACCGTAGGACGGATGAGTGAATCCTTGCTGCGGTCAATACCGATAAGGACTTCATCATTAGTTGAGTTAAATGACCCGCTACCGCCGCCGCCGACAATATTGCCTTCGGCTGCTGCAACGACTCCGAATAACTTGTTGAATGACTGACTAGTTCCCATCTGATTGATTTCCATGATATTGATACCATAGAAAGAAGGAAGACCAGCGCCAGAGAAAAGCTCTTGGCGAAGAGCATCGGGGGCCATTTGACCACCTGCATCACCAGCGGCTGCTGGACTAGTGTTCCTAGCGTCAATCGTGTTGATTGGGTTGTAAGCCATTGCACGAAGTGCTTCAACCATTTCTGGAGATACCAAAAGATCGGTAACACCAGACTTAACACCGCCAACAGGAGTCCCTCCATCGAAGGAACTGTTGATACGCTTGCTCTTGGTGATGAGCCTGTTAAGGTCATCAAGCACGAAGCGATTCGCAGTGGTAGAACCAATTACTTGGCTACCCTGACTTGCAGTGTTTCCTTGCGCTTTGCAAAGTGCAGTAGCAAGGACGTTAAAAGCGGTTTTGGTCTGCTTGAGCAGAACCTCCTGAGCCATCCTAGTGAAAGTCTTGCTGACAACATCAAGACGAGCCTTACGGACATACTTGCGGTCAAACGCAAGAGCACTGTCCAGAGTGTAAGTCTGAAACTTGAGTTCATTGTGAGCAGGAAAGACTTGACTGTATGGAAGACCCCCAGCAACCTGCTGAGAATACACCTGAATGTAGTTCTCATCAGTGATATCGTGGAAAAGATCCAGAGGCAAAGACGGATTGTCGTCCTCTCCATAGGAAATAGTGGTATACAAATTTCCAATAGTTGGAGCGTTATTAATAACTTCAGATACGACAGGTCCGAGCAGTTCTGCAACTGCCGCCTGAGCCTCATAAGCCTCTTCACGATTATTAGATCCCATTGCCCTGATAAGAGCTAACTGATCTTCAGTTCTTTTGATTGTGATTTTCATGATCGTAAAATATTAGCAGCGAAGTTTAAGAATTGCATATGCACCCTCGAAAGCATCTGTAGTGCTTACGGAGTCCCTATGTCCTGTTGCGATAAAGCTTCCAATGTTGTGAGCGTGATGCTCAGCATGTTTGGCAGGAGTAGCACTAGAAATACCAGTGATGGTTCCATTCTTAGAAGGTAACGCATAATCGTTAACCGAAGGAACAACTCCGTTTGTAAGCCCTTTAGTGTTAATGGTGAACAAGCCTCTCGTAGCGATAGGAACAGCTTCACCAGAAACAACGCACTGAAGTTCTTCTTTTTTCTGCGGATAGTAAAGAAGGTTTTCTCCATTTTCATCCTTGTTACGAACATCTCGTAAAAGGATTCCCAACGCTTTGACACCTGCACCAGTATCGCTACACTTGGTGACCTTGTAAGGCACTTCAGGGTAGAGAGACAGGCCATGTCCCAAAGTTGATTGATACGAGTCGGAATCGCCCCGCTCAACATACTTGACAGGCTCATCTTGAAGGTTAGCAGAGCTTACCTTCACGACAGAACCCGCCTCACCCGTTTCGTCATCGAGAGAATAGAAGTTAATAACATCATTCTCATCGTATTGACGGAAGGGCAATAAACGTGTAATTTCGTTAGCCATAATTAGTTAGTGTTAATTGAATTTAAGATACTTCGATTGAAGTGAAGTTCTTCTTGAGTCTTTCGACCAAAGAAAGTTTTTCGCTAGCTTCTGCGTTATTGTTTGGAATAGAAGCGTCAGACTCCTCGTCTTTTTCTTCTACTTCAAGCTCATCTTCAGAATCATCTTCTCCCTCAGGAGCCTCTTCCTCAGGATCTTCGTCACCTTCTTCGCGACTAGCAACAGCCTCGTCAATACGAGCTTTTATTTCAGCTTCCTGAGCTTCGATATTCTTTTTGAGTTTATGAGCAAAAATAACCTCAAGCTTTTCTTTATAATTATTAAAATCTTCTTCTGAAGAACCAAGCTCTTTAACTTCAGCGGTGACAAGAGCTAATTCCTTTTCATTAAGGTCGTAGTCACTGTCAATGAAGTTCATGCGGTCATTGAAGAGATCAACCGCAGCTTTCGCTTCGACATCATTCTTGAGTGTGGTCAGTTCTTCTTGCGTCTGCTTAAAGGAGTCTTGCAACTCCGCAAGCTCAGCTTCGGCCTTTGCCTTAGCTTCCTGTTCAACTTGAATCTTAGAATTCCAAGATTCGTTGTGTTCCATAAGCGAGTCACGAATGGTCTCGCTTAAAGTTTTAGCTTCAGAGTCCTCCCTCACAGCGGAAGCAACACTCTTAGTTAACTTTGTAATAAGTTCGTCGAATTGTTCTTTATCCATATTAAAAATGTTTTTTAATTTGTCAGACTTTACATTAATATTAGTGTTTCGGGAAATTTTTTCTATTTTTTTATCTTCTTGCTCTTCTTTAGATAGATAAACTCCCCTTACAGCAGCAGCAGGGTTTCTTGTTAATGCTGCTCCTAATGGGTATGTCTGACCAACAATTAATCTGTTAACAAGGTTGCCTTTTTCATCTTTTCCTTTGCCTCCCAACCCCTTGATATATTGCTTTAATCCCTCCTTTTCGGCACCTTCAGCAATAGTCGAATCTTTTAAATAGTTAGATCCGACAGCAACTTCAAACTCTTTGAAGGCTAACTCCCAGCTTGTAGAAATACTTTGATAAGATTCTTCATCTTCTTCAGAAGCAGTCGTAATAGCTTCAGCTAATTGTGGGTATATAGATTTGTATATTAACCCTGCCGCATTAATGTAAAACGGTTCTTTTTTGTCGGCGTAAGATTCAATATCGTTGTTTTTAAAGTCAAACTCTCTATCTGAGAAGGACGCATTGATCATGTGACCAACTATTTTATCTTTTTTGTGTTCGATGTTAATCGGCTTATTGATAAATCGTTTTACGGCAGCAATTGCAGTTTTTGCATCAATACCGTCTCCGTTTTTATTGAATTCATTAACCTTCGCTAAATTAAAAACAACAGGCAATACGTCGATATTTTCTTCAGGGTCAAAATCATCAGGCAACAGTGATTCTGCCGCCTCTTGTATGGCACCTTGGGACAGACCAAAAAGTTCAAACTCCTCGTCTTTTATCTCTCTTACCTTACCTTCAAATAGACAAATGTTAAAATCATCCAATGACATATTTTTTATTACACAGAAATTTGCGTTGAATGATATAAAATCGCAGAAGATAAATCATCTAATTGGTGTTGAGAGCCAAGTTCTAATACTTTTTCATGAACATTTAACCCAGTTAACTTATCTAAATCGCCTACTACTTCTGCTAAAGTTGTCTCCCACTCTGAAGAGTCTTTAGCTATTACAATGGACTCGCAAACTTGAGTTACCATTTCTTTTTTCTGTTTAGACATTCTTTTTATTCCAAACTTACTTGCGAATTCCCTAAAAGCTAAAAGCTCAAATTCATTTAATCTTTTAGTTGCCTCTACAATATTTTTCTTTGAGAAAGATTTAGAATTAGAGACTCCTAAAGGTCTGCCTCCAGATGGGGACACAGGTGGCGTTTCGGGCTTTTGAGCGTCTTTAGGCTCTGGGTCGCCGCCTTCTCCTCCTTCATCATAAAGATTAATTGTGTTAACTAATGGCATATAGTGACCCTGCTCCCTGTCATCTTTAAACCTGTCTTGTGCAGTTCTCATATCTTTAGGCTCTGGGAAAGCTCCTGTATGAACAACCTGCATACCCTGCTCAGGAGTGAGAACACCCAACTCCATTAACCTAGTAGCTAGCTTGGCTAAATTGTTGTCATCCATCGTATCAGTTTTTGAAAACTTAGCCTCTGGCCAAGAACGAAGACCAGCAGCCTTACAAATTCTTCTGATCTCGGGGTTAATAAAATCATTTAAAAATGTTCTCCTTGATTCTTCAAGTCTTTGGAAAAACACTTTCATTTTAATTTGAGTATCAGAATACTTAGAGTCACCAATCAAAACATTCTGTAATCCATTTTCTATGTCTTTATTAATGACTTCATATTTTTCTGGACCTACTACTTTTCTAATATCTGGAATAATGAAATCAGCTTTAGTCGTGTAGTCTGAAACTAAAACTCGCCCAACACTCTGGTTCTTAAAGATTTGTTGCATTGCGGCTAAGTTTTTATGATTTATACCACCCTTATCTGGGTCGTTACCCATTGTTACAAGTAAAACAACATTTTCAATTGAGCGGCTAATAGCTTGATCAATATTCTTAAGTTCTATTTTTCTATTTAGGTCATCTAAAACAGAATAACCTACAGGGACAGCTAATGGCTCGTAATCTTGCTTCTTAGAAAACACCACATGCAATAATTCAGGATCTAATTTAATCTGAACTCTTGACATAGCATATGCGTTTTTACCGCTCTTTAGAGCTAATTGCACATTTTCTGGAAGAGATTCAAACATTTCCACCTCATGCTCTGTGGTGGGCTTTTGTAATCTAGATATCTCAAAGGGAGATAAGACTTTGAAATATTCATACCCACTAAAGGAGATAGATCCCTTGGTGGCAATATCACTTGGGTTAATTAGTAAATATTTAATTGGTATTTCTTTCCTAGCACTAGCACCATAAGCCTCAAGCATTTTTTGAGAGTTCTTTAGTGGAATCCTACCATCAACCCTATAAAAGAAAACATTGCCAGACCTATAATACTCTCTAAAGTATTGTGATTTTAAATCATGAATCTTAATACGCTTAAACCAAGCTTCGATAAATTTTCTTGATTTATCACTGCCACCCTCGACATATAGGTCAGAATCTGCGAATTCAGATAGTAGATCTATAGTTCCTCGAAAAACTGAAATATTAAAATAAGCTTTTTGACAAAGCTCAATAGCCTCTTTGACATCAGCAGAATCTTTTTCGTAATTAAATGGTAATACTCCGTCTTTAATATTTTCAAACTTGCCAGCTAAACCTGTAGCCGCCCTGTTAGTTCTAGCGGCGGTCCTCGCTGTAGGATTATTAAGACGAGAAGCCTCACTGGAATTAAAAATAGGTTCACCAATTAACTCAGGAATAAAGCCTTCTGCGCTGGGGTTTAATAAATTCTCTATGGGAGTTTCTGATTTTTTGAACTTCTCCCAATATTCTGATCGTTTGGTATATTTCCGAGGCATATCAAAGTTTACACTAAAGTTATAAAAGTTACTTTGAAACTTTTCAAATTGCAAAAGGAATAAATGTTCCTTGAGGTTTTTTCTCTACAGACGCATTTTCTGCATCAAAGAATACTTTCGCGAACCAATTACCTAAAACCAAAGCAGAATATGAGTCTTTCCTAGCTCTGTTTGGACCTTTTTGCCTTCTTAGGTTTTGCGGTAAGTTAAATGATTGAGAACCTTGAGGGTTAGCTACCACCTCAATGTTAGCACATTCAGACTTTGTAAGTTCAACCACATACTTTTGATGATCAATTAAGTCGATCATCATTGCACCCTTAGAAGCCTTTGGTGCTTTTACATCCCATTTTAGTCTATCTATAGGTATGTTCTTTTTCCTTTGCGCGTCAAAGTGAGCGTCTACCGCTCTAGAAGCAAATAAAATTCTTTTATGGTCTATAGCAGCTTGCAACATCTCATTTGCATTTCTAATCCAATTCGAAGTAGGTTTTCTTAGTATACAGTATTTTCTATCTTTTAAGTTGTATTGATTTTTAAAATTTAAAATATCAGAGTGCCAGTTTTCTGGTTTTTCTAAGTCTACCTCAATAACACCAATTTTTATTTTATTGTCTTTGAATAAAGCACTTTCGTTACATGAGTTTATAAACTGAACCCCTCCATTGTAGTCACCGCAGATACCAATAATATTAAAGTGTTGTATTAAGTATAGGAAATATTCCATATGCTCTTTTAGAGAAACGCCAGCTATAGCGTAGCTGTGAACTAAGCAAACCTTTTGTGTGTCTCTATCTATTTTAAACACATGCATGGCAAAATGGTCAGCACTTGTATTCCCAGCCCAGTTAGGGTCAAAAGATAATAAATACTCATCACTAGGATTACCCACAACTTCAACAGCGGGAGATTCTCCGTCAGGTATAGTGCAAGCAGCCATTTTAGATAATCTAAAGTATCCATCACTCTCATCTATGAATTGTGCTCCAAACTCTCTCTTGAACTGCATCTCACTCATAGTTGCCTTAGCTTGTTTAAGCAGGTTTTGATCATACAGTCTTGATGGGGCGCAATCGTAGCTTAATTGCATAATTAGCCTATAAGCATCATCTTTAAAATCGTCCTCATCATCGCCTTCTTTTATCGACTGTCCGTGTATTAAGTCTTCATATTTTTTATAAAGCTTATACATATACTCAAACTTAAATGATGGAGATGAAAGAATAATGAGTTTGTTATTCGGCCAGATATACCTCTCCTCTTCTGTCATCTCGCCTTTGTCGATTAGTCGGGATTCTAGATTGTATAATTCCTCCCTTTCCGTGGGGTTTTCGACAACCCCCAAAAATGGAATAATAACTTCATTAAATATCTTTTCAGGAATAGTTAAAAACTCATCCAGCACAATCCTATTAAATCGAAATCCACGAAGTCTTTCACCATTAGCTAACGGAAGGGCTATCGCCCTAGCCTTACCCAAGCTCATAGTCCATTGGTCAGTTCCTTTTTGTATTTTAAAACCGCACTCTTTGATTAAGCTTGCTTCGGGTTTGCTAACAATATCCTCCATCTTTTGAAAGATTTGTTTTGATTGCCTAAAGCTACCTGCAATAACACCTATATTTGAATTAGGATTAAGCAGACACTCTAGTAATACATAAATAGCTGTAGAGAATGTCTTCGACATACCCCGCGAAAATACGAACATAGAGTAGTCAGAAACCATCATTCCTTTGATAGCCATCGCTTGAAAGGGAAATAATTTAACACCTAAAAATAACTCAGAAGTAAATGCTATATTGTTGCGTAAGAACTTATACAGCAAATACTTTGCTTCTTCTTCTTTGATACCACCCTCTAATTCTAAAAGCTCTTTATTGAGCTTCATTGAAGAATGTTCAAGCCGATATCCTTGTTTTCCCTTTGTCCAAGACATTTACTCGTTCATCTATAAAATATTGTAAGTCTGTATTCCACAATCCGTCTCCATAGTGCAGAATTAGTGGAATGATTTTTTTAGCTCCTGCTCTATTGTGTGCAAAAATGATTTGTAGGTTTTTCGGGTAATCTATAAGCAGATTGCGAACATTGTGCCACAGATACCCTAAGTTAGATTTGAATTTAGATTTTTTATTGTGTTCTTCTAGTTTGCTAATAGTTGTCTCTGCTACTACAAACATATATGAATTAAACTGAACACACCTATCCATCTCTCTCCTAAATCTCTTTATATCTTTGCCGAAGGTTTGCCTAAAGTCATCCTGAGCTTTCCTATCTACAAATGTAGATGTATAATAATTACCTCTAGCTGTATAATCCCCGAAATCTAATTTGTTAATTATAGAGTCTTTAAATTTTAACGGAGCTTTTTCTCTTGTATCTGTAAATAATGGAATACCACTTCTATCAACCTTCCAGAAATCTCTAGGCA